TTGTAAATCTTCTTTTATACTGTCGATTTCTTCTTTGTCAGTTATATTTGAAGGATAACTAATTATACCACTTAAGGAATAATCATTTTGAATTGAACTTAATGAGTATAATTTTGCCTCTGCTTCAAATTGTGCGTCATCTAAAACTGAATCGAAATTACAAACATTATAATAATCTTTTAAATTAGGAATCCAGTAATAAATTTGACCTTTGTATTTATCAATTCCAACTGCGTTAATTTCACTTACTGCTAATGTCGGATCGTATAAATTATAAAAAGTTTCTTCTTTGTTTCTGTTTCTTCTGGACCAATCAGGATTAACAACAAACATTTTTAAGTCTTTTGACCACCTTACAAATTCAAAATTTATAGGGTTAATCTCTGTAATTTCTCCTAATAGATTATAATTAAAATGTAAAGCATATCCTTTATGCATGGATTTCTCAAATGAAATATGTCTTAAAATATCCCAAAGCGTTTGCTCTTCTCGGTTTACTATTACATTCATTTGAGCAAATCCCTCACCAGAAATAAAAGATGATAAGGTTTCAATTGCGCTCATTGTAGTACCTGATCTTTGAGCTATAGATTTTATTTTATTTGGATAGAGATTATCTACGTCAAATGGAATAATCTTATCAGCAGGGTAGGATATATTAACATACAACCGCTCAACAAATAAACTCCTTTGGATTGAATTAACTGCAACCTTTAGATTACCGCTTTTCAAAGCCTCTTCTTTTTTAGCTAATGTCGAGCCATTGTTTGCCATTGTATTTATTCTCCTAAGTAATAAATTGGATTAGAACTGCCTTCGATAATTTTTAAATATTCTTCTGGTAATGGTATTCCTTCAACAATTAAAACCTGTTCATTTTGGATTGCTGCTCTTTGTGTTCTTATTGGCTTTTCACCATCACAAGTAAGCAATTCTTTTTCAAGTTCTTTAATTTCTTCTTTGGTTTCATCAGTCAGTTTAGTTTCTGAAAATGATAGAAACTTTAAAGCCATAAATTTATCATAAGTAGTTTTATCAACTGGCTTTAGTTCTTTTTGTGTTTCTTTTAGTTCCACTTCCTTTGTTGGTATTACTTCCTTTGGTGTTTCCACTATCGGAGCTTTCGGAATTGGTTTGTTCTGGGTCTGTTTTTTCGGTTGGTTGTTCTTCTTCTTGTTGCTCATGTTGTTTATTTGTTTTGGTTACTTTCCACAAAGATAACAATCTTTCTTGTGAATGTAAAGGTAGAGAGTCAAATTTAACTCTCTTACCTTTTACAATTATTATTTGATTATATGGATCAATCATTATGCTGCATTTGTATCTAATGTTGTGATATCAAAAGTGCTTGCTATAATGTGCGGAGGATCAATCTCTGGTGGATCGTTATCAGGTGTTTTAATTACCACTTGAAAAGTTCCGCCTGTGTCTGCATCCCCTGGCATCATTTGAAAGTCTGACATTCTCATGCCTACGTTACGACCAAAAAGCATAAATTTTCCATCTGCTAAAGGAACTATTACAACCCCTTTTTGAAATCTCATTCTTTTTGCGTTATTCATAGACAATTGAGAAGCATCTAAGATTCTTGCATCTACTGTATGGTCGAAACCATCAATAGCAGAAATAACTCTCAACGGTGAAGAAGGTATGATCTGAGCCGAACCTTTGCTTGATTCAAACTTATATCCCTTCGTTCCTGTTGCAAGCACTAAGGCTGTAATTTCATCACTTGTGCCATCAAAAGTAAGCGTTTGATTGCCATCAAAATCTTCCTTATTAATGAAGTAAAAATAATTTCCTATACCACCCTGTACAATTGCATCACCATTAAAAGAAACCCCTCTATCTAGTTTTATATTTGTACTCATAGTTTAGCGTTTAAATATAAATAACTGATTAGTAAAAGCAACTGTATCTGCTGTGGCTAATGCCCTTTTTACCAATCTATAATTAAAGAACTCACTTGGATTATCTACTAAATGTTGATTTGCTATAGTAGTTCCTGCAATAAAAGTTAATGTACTTATAGTTTGATAAGTTGTAAAACTATCAGTAGAGCCTTGAAAATCTATATAACAAGTATCACCTGTTGAAGTTCCGACTGCTGTATAATCAAAAGTTATAACACCGTTATATTTTACGTCAGCCGATGTAATTGTGGTTGTATCTCCATCAACTGAAGATGCTGTAAACTCTTGATAAACTTGCTGTGCGTTTGCTGCCATACCTAGTACGACAAACAAACAGATTAATAATACTTTTCTCATTATACAGGTGTATAAAGTACAATTTCTTCTGAAATAGTATAGTTTGCATCAGCCTTAAAGTCTAAACGTAAGAACCATAAACGGCTATTGTTTGCAACCTTATCAACTACTACACTCTCTGAATCAGGATCAACCCAAACGCCAAGATTTAAATTAGAATCCGCTCCGCTTGTAACTTTAGCACCTACAATATGATGCCTTGTTACGCCTTGAAAATGCTTAATTCTTTTCTCTTGGTACATTGTTTCCATACTCATTCCGAAAACACCAACAAACGCTTCTTTTAGCTTTGTATTTCCTGCTTGCATAGTTTTCCAATCGGTTGTATTAACGTGTAGAACAAAATCAGGATCATCTATAAACTGATCTGGAATTGCTGCCCAACAAGCTGCTAATATATCCATGAAATTAGAATCGGTAATGTTTCCGGCCGGTGTTGGTTTAATAACATTATCATCTAAAATAGCTCTTGTTATAATACCATTGAACTTATTTAAAGCGTTTGCAGCCCCTAAATTTTTATCACCTTGCCAAAATAATTTCGCCATTTGTGTTCCAATTCCATTGCTATAAATATTAAGTATAGCGTTTAATAGTTCCGCGTTTAATTCAAGATTCGTAAAGTCTCCTGCTGATTTCCATTTTGCCCAAATATCATGAAATGTAGTTGGTAAAAATGTTTCATATACAGTCATTGGCTGCACTTCTAACTCACGCTCTGCATAAGTTGTAGTTGCTGTAACTGCTGATGGTATACCTACCTGATAATCTCCAATAGGATTTGCTGTTTGACTCAATCGTGGTAATGCTTTTTTAGTTGAAACATCAGGGTGCAACTTAGCTGCACCTTTTTCAACTACTTCATTTCCTACGCCTGTAACAATGTATAAATTCTCTAGAACTTCACCATTGTAATTTGTGTTTGTTAATGTTAAACTCATGGCTTATTTTTTTCTAGATTCAATTAAATTTTTTCGAATGCCTTCTGCTACAGCATTTACTTTACTTACAACATCAACAACCTCTGCTTTAGGAATTACTACAGCACCTTTTACAGGTTTGTGAGTGCTAGAAATCTTAGCCATTTCAGCTTTAAATTCCTTTTGCAATTCTGCTTTTACTTCAGCAATTGCGCTTGCTACAACTTCAGAAACAGCCGCAACTATTTCCTCTGTGTCTTCTTTTCCTTCTTCTGCTGCTGCCTCAACCTCAACTACTTCAGTAACTACACCGCCTGCAACTAAAATCTTTCGACCATCAGCCAATTCATACTCACCATCTTCGAGCGTCATAGCTCCAAGAGGCGCAACCTCAACCCCTGTAGCAACTTCTTCAGCATTCATAACAAGCTGACCGTCACCTTTAAGAGCTAAGACATTCATAACAGCGACTTTCGCCTTGTCTTTTCCAAAAATTTTCATTTTTTCTTTTAATTTAATTAATAATGATTCGTTAATAATATTCTTTGCACCTGCAACAATTACGTTTGCAGCTATTTTAACGCCCGATGAAATCACCAGGTCAATAAAACCGTATTCTTTTGCTTCTGTTGGACTCAACCAATCAGACGCTTTCATTAAATCCTTTATTACATTATCTTCTAAGCCTGTTTTTTCTCTGTAAATCTTAACCATTACAGCATCCATTTTCATTAGATCGCTTGCAGCCTTTTGAAAGTCAAATACATTGCCCTCAACTGATTTCCAACCATTATGGATAAGGAATAAAGAATTATCAGATACTTCTATTTCATCACAAGCCATAGCGATAACCGTTCCTGCGCTTGCTACAAGTCCAAAAAGATTTGCCTTTGTTTTTTGTGGATGTGATTTTAAAAGATCGTAAATAAGTAACCCCGTTCCAAGGTCACCACCTAAAGTAGATA